CATAAAAAAATAAGGGACTCTAAAAATAAGAATCCCTTAAAATTACTTTACCCTACGATTTATGAAAGAGAAATCTATTGAGTTTGCCGTAGTAATGCAAAAACTAGTATATCCATCTTGTGCATAGTTACTTCCATATTTTACTGTCATTTATTCACCTCCTATGCACCAAATTCTCTTATGATTGTTCCCCTATTTAAAATATCAGACAATTCCAACTGAGCTTTCCATTCATATACTATATTCCCATTTCCGTTTGGAATTGTAAAATCATAATAATAAACTCCAGTTGATTCTTTTTTTATATTTGGTTCATTTGCAGTAACTAAAACTAAACCAGTATTATCAGTTATTTTTATCTCTATGCTTTGTGGGTCTGATAAAACACCAGCCCAAGTTTTAAATTCAGCATATAATCTAATTGTATTGCCAATTATAGCCAACTATATAACCTCCTTTAAATTTATTATTCTTTCATTTTCACTTATTTTAATATTTCTATCACTTGTATATGATTTAAATTCTCTATCTTTATCATATGAGTTAATATTTCTCTCGATATTCTTCAATTCACAAACTCTTTCATTGATTATAAATTCACCTTTATATAAATTATCTGAATATTTTATTCTAGGAGTAAACATAATTAAATTATTACTCATTACATTTGTTTCAATATTAACATTTTTAACAGCCAAAACTTCTGGGTTAATTAAGTTTTCAGAAATATCAATCTTTTGTGATTGAATATTTATTCCAACAGAAACAGATGGGTTAATCATATCAATATTTTCGTTCATTGTATTGGAATTAACTAAAGAATCCGCTTTAGCAGAAGGATTATTCATATATTCACTAATATATATTATATTATTTAATATATTTATATCTGTTTTTAATGAAGGATTTGTCATTGATTCAGAAATATTTACTATATTTGACTCTATATTTACATTTTTAACAGCAATTATGTTTGGTATAAGCATATTTTCTGATTGAGATATTAAATTTGATGAAATATTATTGTTCGTTTTTAATGTTATTGTACTAAAATATTCATTAATATTAATAATGTTTGAATTTAAAACTATATCAGAGGAAATTATTGGTGTTAGCATATTCTCTTCAATGCTGATTAAGTCAGAATTTATATTTACTGTTCCACCAATACTAACTTCTGGATTTAAAAACAATTCTGATATATTTATAATATTAGAATTTACATTGGAATTTGAAGTTATTTGTGGATTATTTAAGCTTTCTGATATAGAAATAATTTGAGACTGTATATTTGCACCAGTATTTATGCTTGGTATATTTAAATTTTCATTATTTATTATTGAATTTCCATTAATATTTACATTTTTTATAGCAGATATTATTGGAATTGGTAAAGACTCGCTTATATTTATAACAGGTTCAGTAATATTAATACTTGTAGAAATTAAAGGTGATAACATACTTAAATTTTCTGTTACCACCGTAGATTCTATATTAACATTTGGTTGTGAGCCTGTAATTTCAATATTGAATCCTGTTTGATTAAAACCAACTTTATTAAAAATCGGACTCACTCCTTTGCTTTAGACTATGCCATACCACAAAAAACTGCTGAGCCAGAAGATAGGGCATATAAAAAACCATCAATGTTCATATATTCTCTTCCATCATCTAATATTCCGTCAGTTTCCCATATAACTATTTCTCCTCCAAAGTTTCCTCCAGATAAAATTACTTCCATAATATTACTCCTTTGTTAAAAAATTATCATTCAAAAAATCCGTTGAGTGACACAATTCCCCTGACGATTTGGCTGGCTGTCGCAGTACCTACAGGAATTTTTAATATAATATGAACAAAAGTTCCAGCTTCAACCATTATTGGAGAGTCAAGATTTACATCTACTGGAACTGCCGCAAACCCTATTGGAGATGCAACTGGTAAACTTTGTATTCCTAATGAAAGCCTTCTTGAGGCACGAGTTCCGGCAGTCGCTGAATCAACAGTAACCAAAGACACTGCACTAGAACCTATTCCTAAAGACCATTGTAATAAAGTAGGAGTTGTGGCAACTGCCGCCCCCATATTAAAAGTCTCTATCCTTATTCCTCTTATAATTAAGCTTTTTGCAGGAATTAATGATGTTCCAGCCGGAACCTGATACCCGAATAATGCATAATCCGTTTCTCCTCCTGCTGGTGCAACAAATTGGAATTGCCCTCCAAGATTCGCATATCCAGCCGCCGTATTTGATAATGTTGCATTTAACGGAGAAGCAGAATTTACTATATTCGCAGTATAACCAGAAGCTACTCCATCTGGAATGTTAGTTGAAGATTGCCCCATACCAGACATTGTTGTTGACCAAAATCTATTTGACAATAAATCTCCAGTAGAAATACCAACAGATGCAACTTCCATTCTTTGAGCAAATGACGTAATACCAGAGTTATATTCCCTTAAAAGCAAAGGGCAATTCATTGACAATGTAGGACTTCCTATTGCAGATGGCGTTTCTATTGCACCATACAAAGAATTGTTTATCCAAAATTCGACTCTATCATTGTGTATAATAATTAAATAATGCGCCACAACCATTTGCTGAGGTACAAAAGATAATATTGTTGTGGTCTCTGAACTATTATTATTCATAACACCTATTAATTGACCAGAAGCGTTTAGTCTAAAAAATACTCCGTCAGTAGGAACGGCTACACCAGTGGCATACCCTAAACCAAACTCGCAGACATTATTTGCCACTGGGTCTTGAGAAAATAATATTTCAAAATCAGCATAAACTGAATATGAAAGATATAACGGAAAGGTTCTCCATGTTTGTACATATGTTGCGTTTCCTGATGCAACTGCGTTACCACTGTTAAGTGCTAATCTACCACCAGTTAACGCTTTTGTCATTGTGGTGTCTACGCCTTTATATTTAGAAACATTAAACTGCCCATGACTAAAAACATCAGACCACATTAAAGAATCTTCGCCCATTCTTAGCCTATAATCAGGCGAAACTTCCATCGCTCTAGTTAATCTTGCCGCACCTACAACCCCATCATGTGATTCAGCAGATACATTAACAAAACCAGAGTTATCTGAATCAGTTGGTGTATTTACATATAAATTATGGTTTACGTCTGCGTAAACACTATTATCATTTAAACCTTTAATTACTACGCTCATATTATCCTCCTATACATATTACTTTGTATACGCCACTTGCACCATTAGGAGCATAAGCGTTTATTTTAAAACTACCATCTATTATGTCAGAAACTCCAACAATTATACCTTCAATAAACCCATCCTCAACACTGCGAGAGCCATTTATTTCTCCATATAAAGAAGCAATTATTTTGCTTGATGTTGTCACCCAATTTAAACCTGTAATTGTTGTGGTTACAAATGTCTCTACATTACTTGTACCAAAATCAACAGAAGATATAATTGAGCTATTCTGTACTATACCAAGATTATTAACAAGAGTATTATAATCATATTCTGTAAACATTCTTGCTATTTTTGCTCCACTATTCCAACCTTGAGCAGTTCCTTGGAATGCCCTAGTTACTCCAGAAAGAGTATTACCTGATGGAGCTGTTGGATAGAATATTGTTTCTGGATTTATTGTATCATAACCTATAACAAATATATTAGGAGCTGTAGGCAAAATACTTGCATCAGTTAAAATTATTGTTGTTACAGAGTCATTAATTGTAGTTGCTAGAGTAGTATTTGGCGAATTAACTTTACCAGAATACATTGGTAATAATGCCATTTATATCACTCCTTTATGCAACAACAATATTAAGAATACCAGAAGCATTGAAAGTTATTTTGAAATCTCCATTGGAACTTGTAAAATCTTGTCCAAAATCTATTAAACCGATTAAAACCGATGTAGCATCCACTCCAGTAGAACAATATATAACTCCATATCTCGCTGTTATTGAACTTGTAGCCCAAGTAACATCATCTGCATCAAGAACAATTGTGTTTGTTCCAGCCGTATATGTTATAGTTTTTGTTGTTAAAGTAATTCCTCCAGTAGTATATCCATTCCCATTTGCAACTTCATTTGTTACACTTGATTTATAAACATGTGTATCTTGATTTGGGACATAAGAAGATGTACAAAGCATAACTTTAATAGTATCCGTATCCCAGTCAATTTCTTTATTGAGAGCCTTGATAAGCATCTGCCCGTACCCGACTGCGCTAACTGCCATTTTTTATTCCTCCATTATTTCTTCAAAATCATATTAAAAACTTTTGCATTTTGTCCACAATATTCAATATTAATATTGTTTTCTGGAATATCATAATTATAATTTCCATCAATTTTAAATCCAACTTCAATTGCCATTTCAATTATTTCTTCTGGAATTATCCAAGGATAATCACAAGTTAATAAAATTCGTCCTTCATCTTTTAAAATTCTAAACCATTCAATTAATGCCTCTTTTTGTTTATTTTTGTCTAAATGTTCAAAAACACTGATACATGTTATATAATCAAACATTTTCTCATCATATTGTGTATTTGCAATATCGCATTCACGCCATGAAATTTTATCTCCTAAATGCTCGATAATGCTCCGTTTTCCTTCGATTTCCTCAGCGAAATAATTCTTCATTTCCAATAAAATGTCCATTTTATTTAATGAGGCTAAATCACACGCATAAACAGTATTATTGTCAAATTGAGCTAAAGCATATTTAAAAGGGTGAAAACTTCCACAACAAGAATCCATCAAAGTTTTCTCTCTTAAATCACTTGATATAATATTTAATGCCCAATTATATTCATAGATTCTTGACCACCATAAAATAGGGTCTTTTGTTAAATCAAAGATTAATTTATCTAACTTTTCGTCATCATAAGTAAAAAATTTATTATTCAAATAAAACTCCTTTCTTTAACATTTCCTCTCGCATTATTCTATCCATTTTATTCACAATAATATTCCAGTCATATTCTTTTGCACATTCCATTATTTCTTGTTTAAATTCATCTTTTTTATTAACTGCAATATTAATTTTATTTATAAAATCATTTGTATTTTCTGCTATCAAAATTCCATTAGGACATTTTTCTTTAAGAATTTTAACTTCATGCATATTTGTACAAACATTGATTTTTCCATGCGACATAGCCTCAATAACTTTTAAAGGCTGTGAATATTGAGCTATCTGATTATCTGCAAACGGTAATATATTTACGTCACAATGTTTATAGTAAGCCATTAAGTCACCATATGATTTAGTTCCAAGCATATGAACATTTTTCAGTTTATAATTATTTTGTGGAGATATATTCCATTGTTTTCCAACTACAAATGTTGTATATTTTTCTGATACAGCTTTCATTAAATCTAAATCACACCATCCATGTTCCATTGTTGAATCGCTTAATGCACCAGAAAACAATATCCAAGGCTTGGGATATTTTGACATATCTTCTGGAACATCATAATTTTTATATGCATTATTCGTAAAACATCCATTAGGTAGAACATATATATTATTATTGAAAATACTTCTTTCTTCTTTTAATCTTTCTGTTGTTGTAAAAACTAAATCAGATGATTTACAAGCACTTTCCTCAAACTCTTCATTTGAAGAAAATTTATCAAGAGAATCATAGACAACAAATTTTGGATTTAATTTTTCAATGTCCTCATATCTTTTTGACCAAGACATAAATAATACATCAATTTTACCATTAAACTTTTTAAAAAATGTTTCAGTATTATAATATATTTTTATACCATGTTCATCAATTTCTCTAAAATATCCTTTTTTAGAATTTTCTTCTACCCATAATACTTCCCATCCTAAATCAGCTAACCATCTGAGCATGTGATGTGGACGCTGGACAAGTGTATTGTTTGGTGATATTGTATTTAAATATGCTATTGATGGCATTATAAATTCCCCTTTTGTTCTTATTTTTTTATTTAAATCTGAAAGTTCCTTCTTGAAATTTTTTGAGCAAATCAATACTCATACAATGAGTTGCCTTAACGGATAAATCGCAATAAACCTTATAACCGTTCTCCTGTGCTGTTTTGCAGAAAAAAAGGTCTTCGCCTTGAAAGTGGCTTGCGTAGAATATTGATTTGTTTTTAGTGATTTTTTTTGTCATTAAAATTATAGCTCCAGTAAAATCAACCTCTATTAATCTTTCACCAAATCTTTGTAATGCTCTCCAATTTGAAACATGAACATATTGATTTGGTTTGGTTTTATCTTCTATTAATATATTTGGAAAATCTTTTGGATTATCTGGACGTACTAAATTTCCATTTATAATTAATCCAGCAACAATATCAACATTATTTTTAATTAATTTTTTTAAACTATCACTTTCAACCATAATGTCTGAATCGACGCTAAAATAATAATCGCTTTCATTTGTTCTTAAAAGTCTGTTTCTAATTGCTGAAAAATGCTCATATAAATCAATTCTTATATTTGCAATTCTTGCATCCTCAATTACGTTTCTATTCCAAATATCAATTATAATATCTCTATATTCATTTTTATGTTCTTTTTTAAATTCTTCTAATATTTTTAAACTATTATCGGTAGAATCATTAACCAAAAATCTCATTGTGATTAAGTTTTTATCATAATCTAAATTATATAGGCATTTTAAATAACTAGGCAAATAATCTTGCCTATTTCTAATTGGTGCTGAAATCTGAACTGTTGAATTGAATATCTCTTCCATTAATTTCTCCTTTTATTCATTGGAATTTTACATTCCTATCTATATTATACCATATAAATTATTAAAAGTCAAGCATTTTATTTTTCAAAAACCCAATAAAATGCAATTATGTATATAAAAAATAAAGGGACTCAAAAAGAATCCCTTTATTCTAATATCTTTTACAGATATGTTACTGTTTCCATATCATAAATAACCATAGACTGTGAGCCTTGTGGTTTAAGAGCCATAAACTTCATTTCAAAAGTAGCTGGTTCTCCTTCGACAGAATAGTTAATTGTAAACGGTGATAGCAATTTAGCTCTTGGAATTGTCATAATACATGGATAATCTTTTCCATCAGCTTCATTACGATACAGTGTATAACCAGTCATTTTAAATGTTGGTGGGAACTTATCTGCATCAATAGTTACACGTTTTGAACTACCAGCAGTATTTGTTTTATCATATGTTATAAGAACATTCTGTGGTGTAGCCGCATATGTTCCACCAAATGTGATTGTAGCACCAGTAAGGCTATACTGTCCAGTTGTTGGAGTTGCATTAAATGTAATTTCACCTGCTGAATCAACTGTCAGCCCATCTAATCCAATTGTTTTAAAAATCTTAATAGAACCTGCAACTGGTGTTGCTGGTAAAATCACTGTAGGAGAAGATGTATTTAAAACGTTAGACTGATTTTGTGGAATAACATTTGTTGTAGCAACACTTACAGTAGAACCAAGTGCTAAAGCGAGTTGTTCTGCGGAAGTATGACAATCTGTACACGTAATATCTACATCTTTCGTACCATCCCAAACAATTTTTCTTGGATTTCCTCTTCCACCTCTTGAAGCCACATTTTCAGCTCCAATTTCAGTAGAAGAAGTCTTCATGCTGTCTATTTTAATATATGGATTTCCTGTAACTGTATCAAACAAAACGATGTCAAATACGTCACGAATACCAAAACGACCTAATGCCATTGTGAATTCCTCCTTGTTTAATCTAAATGTGTTATATAATACTCAATATCAATACTCTCTGCTTTTGCTCCAGCAAGCAAAGATTTTAAATCAAGTTCATATTTTTCTTTTTTTTGATTTCTGCTTAATTGATTATATATTTGATATATTGTTAATTTCCAAATATCTAATATATTTAAAGAAGGAACAGAAACAGAAATACCACTAATAATATCGAACATATCAATATTATTGCTATTTCCTTCTTTTTGCTTTAATTCTTTTACTTTTTGATTGTCTTTTTTAATTCTTTCTAAGAATTTTTTAGCCAAATCATTATCAACAATATCATATTTTTCTTCTATTTCCGATTCTATTGATTCAGTTATGCAATTTTGTAACTTAATATATTTTTTTATTAATTCTAAATCTTGTGATTCAATAATAATATTATTTTTTTTAGCTACTAATTTTTCATTAACTTTATCAAATATAACTTCATCAGAAAGAAATAAAGACATTGCTTTTGTATATTCGATTTCAAATTCCTTACTTCTTTTGCAACTTAACATAATATAATCATATAAAATTACATCTTCAAAATAAGTCCTCATATCTTCATCTACATCTTTTTTAATATCTTCCATATCAAATGTAAGAATATTAATGCATTTTATATATTCATCATATCCTAAATCAACTATTTCCCCTAATTGAAATTGATACAACTTTAACCCATCTCTTATTGGAAAAGGCTTCCCACTAAGCAATCTTCCTCTATCATTAGCTTTACTCATAATTAATCCCACATTTCGTAGTCAATAATGTAAGAATTGTATAATTCATTTACTGGACGATAATCGCCTCTTATGAAATAATTCTTTCCCATACCTACATTTCGTTTTAAATTAAATATTTGGTCAAGCTCACTCATTATAAAAAATGGTCTTATGCCATTGTCTAATTGCCATAAATCTCTATGGCAAACAATACTGAATCTTATTCTATTGCATTTGTATGCAATATTCCTATCCCCTTGTTTAAAATCATCAAACCAAACACATAAAACACAAGCTTGTGTATCCGTTGGAGGAACATATGTTTGTGTATATATTTTTGTTTTTAATAAGACTGTTGGGTCTGGAACAGATGGTGATTGTAATGGTGTTGCATTATTATAATATAATAATTTAGTTATATTATCATTTGATAATAACTTTATTAATATATCTTGCATATTGTCATTTAATTGATTAAAATTTTCAGCTCCACTCATTTACTAAACACCTCCAGAGAACAGTGATTTGATTGTGATTTCAAGATAAGAAGTTTTATTAGTCCCAATGCAATATAATCTAAATATTTTACCTACATCAGCAGATGAACTACTAGCTTTTATTGTGCAAGAACTGTTTGTGCTTGAACTGATTGTGGCAAGATTAGATAATGTAATTCCATCTGTAGTTCTAATTTGCCATGTTGGTGTGTCTGAATATAGTGTTGATGCATTTGTAAATGTCACATTTGTCAATTTTGTCTCGCCAATCTTCATTGAAGTAATTATTGGGTTGAACTGTATGTCAAACCCTACTGTCGGAGTCGATAAAATAATGTTTTTATTAGTATCAGCAATTCCATTAACCAAATCGTCATAATCGTTTTTCTGGTCTGATTGCAATCTAATATCCATATAACCAACACTTAATCTAATAAATGTGCTTCTGTCTAAACTTACTGTTTTAAATGGAAGTTCTTCAAGAATAAATCTTGTATATTTTGATTGAGCATCACCTAAATCAGCATATTTTATCTTCTTGCTTTCTGTATTATATTTAACTAAAACTCTTGTCTGATTATCAGGCAGAGCAATATAAATATCTTTGTTTAAGTCGTACATTACGCTTCGTTCTAGGACACAAGGCAATGCGTGATAAACTCCATCACTATCATAAAATCTAAGGAAGTCTCCACATCTTCTAACCATAACTGAATTAGTAGATGATTTAAAACGTCCTGTATCAATAACAAGCCAATAATATCCATCAAATCTAAAATATTCACCTAATTTTGGTTTGACTGTAAAATCCTTAAATATAATATGTTTAAAATCATCTTTTATACTTGATTGATTTTCTATTTTATATGGAGCTTCAAGTCTAACTACCATGTTTGTAAAAACATTTGGTGTTGCTGTTTCATATTCTATTGTATAAACATCAGAAGCTATTTCAAATAAGTCATTAATTGAACTTTGTAAATCTGCTTTTATTTCATTTGTTGGAGAAGGTGTGTTTGCTAATTGAATATTATAAAATTCATATGCCATAATTAAACACCTTCTTTTAGTTTTTTACAAATATCTATACAAGCAAAAACACTTGTTTTGATTTTTTCATGTTCTGATAAGTCATACATTCCATTTAATATACTTAAAAGTCTAATTAATAATTTATTATCAATCATTTTTGTTGTTCCATAAATTTCAATTATAAAACCTTCAATATATTTTTTATAATTTTCCATTGCCACATCATCAGAGTAGATTTTCTTCTTTGTAAAAATGTCTCTACCCTCGAAAATGGGTAATATTTTAAAAAATCTACCTATTAAACTATCATAATACTCATTTAATGTCGTTTCAGGTATGACCAAATATTCATTAACTAAAATTTCCATTTGACCACGCCTCCCAATTCACATTTTCAAGCCCATAATCAGTCTGCAATTGACTAATTTTTTCTCTAATCATATTAGAATAGTCAGCTTTACTTTTTAAATTATTTGCTTCTGCGTAACGTTTAAAATCTGTATCACTAAGTAAAATATTAAATTGAGTTACATTATGGACTTCTTTTAAAAACCATTCTTGAACCATTATATTTGATAAAATCAACTTTTCAGTTAATGTTTTAGTTGTTGTAAATGAATCACCACTATAATCTAATCCACTTGCACAATTTCTAAAACTTGGAATTGCTCTTATAAGAAATCCTTTTAAATATGTCTCAAAATTTGGTGTTGATGTAGCGTAAAGGTTATCCAATTTATAATCTTTAATATTCATTAAGAATAAATCATAAATTTCCGTAAATGATGTTGCCATTTGAATCCCCTTTCCGCATTTTTATTTTATTCTTCTGTCACTTTGCCATCAATAATATCATTGTAAGCAATCGACTCTTGTGCTTTTTCATATAATTTTACTCCAGTAAGTTGTGCAATAATTGCAACTCCTGTCATATTAATATCTTCATTAGCAACTATTTTTTCTATAATCAAATTACAAATAGTTTCCTTCTGAATTTTGGAAATCTTTTGGAATATGTTGTCAATTTCATTTCTATCCATATTTAGAATAGAATCTATTGTCTCTTTATTAACTATTTTTTCATATGATTCAGTCAAACCATTTTCTTCAACAAATTCATTATCCATTACAAAAGCAAAACCCTCTGTAAAAAATCTAAAATTCGCATTCAAACAATCCACCAAATGCTCTGTTGGAATTAATTTAGTCTCACCAAATTTACCAAATGAATAGATTTTACCTCTTCCACCTGATTCAGTACACAAATTAAGTCTTCCATTATATAAACTCATAACCTTAATTTTCTTTTTTGTATCCACATTATAAGAACCTGTATTTTGTGGAGCAGAAAACTGTGTTGTAGACTGATTATTTGCAAGAGATTTAATCATCTCTTCCATTTTTGCCAATCTATCTTGCATTTCACTATTTTCCTGTTCTAATTCTACTTTTGTTTTAGCTTTAGCCATTTTTTAACTTTCTCCTTTAATTCATTTTTATTCTGATAAAATCGTGATTTTATAATAAAAAAGGGAGTATAATAAAATACTCCCTTAATATTAGATTAATTAAGCAAGCTCGATTTCTCCAGCGATTGCGCTAGAGGCAATTCCGAGACCCCAGAATTTTTTCATTGTTGTTTTCTGTGTAAGGTTAGCATTGGAATCTGCCATATCAGCAAATGTCAAAGTAGAACCTTCAATGCAAAGTTTTACGAATTTACCAGCGGATGGTGAAAGAACATAAATCTTTTTATCATCAAGTAATACTTTGTAAGGATTCTGCCAATCAGCAACCTGTTCCATAACCATAATATCTGTTCCCATGAAGTTTCTAATGTATCCAGTTTTAACATAATCAGACTCAATGTTAATTCTGTAGTTGTCTGTTGCATTAGGAAGTATTTTGGAAACAGCAACCTGTGTTCCAAGGAAAATTGCTTTAGCACCAGCATTATAAGCCGTAACTTTCTGAGCAAGAGCAACTGCTGTATCCTGTGTAAAACCAGCAATTCTAAGTTCTGTTCCATCTGGAGTAGCCATGTAAGGAAGAGAATTCATAGCTGTAGCAAATGCTGTGTAGCAATCTTTTGTCATTTCTGTTTCCATACTTCTAGCGGCTTTCATAGCAAATTCAGCAAGATTTTCTTTTCCAGAAAGAACTCTGTAAAGAGAAACTTCTACTGCAATGTCACGCTCCTCTGGTGTAATAGTAACAGCGCCATTAAACTGTTTCTGTGCATAAGCATGTTTTTTTGCTTTAGCACCTTTGGAAACTACAAATAAATCCCTTGGTTTAATTTCAAATAAGAAGTTGTCACCGAAACCACCAACTCTTACTTCTGTATAAAGACCAACAGAATCAATAATTGTTTCTGGAAGAATCATATCTACCATAGCTGAAACAACAGCAAATAAAGCCCACTTATAAGTAGGATTAGTAAGCATCATTTCTGGGGAAATTCCTGCAAAATTTTCTACACCAGCAAGTCTTTTTGCTTCTTTAAGAATAGACTCATGGATTTTAGTTTCTTTTTCAGCGAATGTAAGTGTTTTATCATATTCAACCCCTACTTTGCCATTAATAGCTTTGTAGTGATTGAAGTAATCTGCAAAACCTTCATAAATATCTGTCTGTGCGCCAGCGAAAGCGACTACGTTGTTAGGCATTCTCATATTATTTATATCCTCCTTCTAATTTTATAATTATTCAGCTACTACTTCAAACATGTAAGAAGTAACTCTCTGTGTGTTCGCAAGTGCTGTATTACCAATTGAAATATAATTAGTCTTCATCAATTTGAGAGAAAGACCAGAAATTGCGGAAGCCGCCCATGTAAGTTTAGAAGCACCAACTGTACCAACAACAAATGTGTTAGAATTCTTTGTACCAGCAAGAGCATCAGTAGACATAGTGATTACGTCATAAACTTTAGGTTTAAATGCTGAGAAAACTTTACCTGCAAGATTCTTAAAGTTTCTTACGTCTGGGTCAATACCTTTAAATTCATAAGAACCTGAAACAGTTGTAACTACTTCTGGCTCATATGCCATCCAAAGAGATGTGAGAAATCCTGTAGCTGGTGTGGCACAAGCAAAAACTTCGCCCTCCCCAGTTGTGTCAGCAAATGAAAGACTGAAAACAGAACCATTTTCAACGTCATAAGCCGCTTTAACACTTCTATTGAGTGTCTGTACATTAGCCGCCTGAATATAATTAGGAATTATTACTCCGTATGCCATTTATATTATCTCCTTTTCGTTTTTATTATAATCTTTCCCAAACGCTTTTAGCTTTTTCGGGAACTTTATTTGTGTGAGTTGCAGGAATGTCAATTCTAGCAAAATTTGTTGCAGAAGTAACTTTCCTTGGGAAGTCAAAACACTGTACTTTTACATATGTTTCCCAATTACCAATTTCTTCAACAGAGAAATCTACTGATTTTGCAATCAATTCGTTTTTCTGCTCTTCGGAAATTTCATAACCTTCGCATATGCTAAACATAGCCTGTTCAACTGCCATTTTCTTTGTATTTTCATCTATTTCAGCTTTAAAAGCTTTAAGAGCAAAGTTTTCTTCTTCAAGAGCTTTGACCTTTGCCATAGCTTCTGTATACATTGTTGCAAAGTCAACTTCTTCTGCCATTTTAGCTTCTTCCATATTGGAATTTTCTTCTGCTAATTTTTCATCTGTTTCAGCATTTTTGTCGTTAATTTCTGCATTAGCTCCATTTTCAACATTAGCATCTGAACCAAAATCTTCTTCTTTGGTTTCTTCTTCTTTGGCTTGTTCAGCAGGAGTTTCTTTTTCTTCTTCTTTTACCTCTGCATCATCAGCCATTTTAGCTTCACCACATCCGAAATCTTCTTCTTTAACTTCTTCGTCTTTTACGAATTCTTCTGGCACTATGTCAGCCTCCTTTTCCTTGGAATTTTCATCACTTTCAAATTCTACAATATCTATATTATTTATCTGATTTTGTAAGCCATTAGCCCAATCAAAACAGATTTTATTTCCTAAAAAGTTAGGTTGTATTTCAAATTTTGAAAAATGATTAGTAAGTTGATTGAGTTTTGTCATACTTATCTTCTCGTTTTTGATTAGATATTTAGAAAAACTTAAATCAACGGTTGATATGTTTTTGTTAATTTTTAATTCATTTTCAATTATATTCTTAACATCAGTAGGGATACTAAAATCAATTTTTGAATATTTATATTCATCAAGAGCTTTTTTGTAATCCTTCCTCATTTCTTTATCAGTAAGAATTTCAGAAAATTTAGAAAATTTTATAATTTTCGCATTACTGCCTTCGCTTGCTGGCATAACATTTTCACCTAATATTGTTACTCCTTGAAATGAGAAATCTAAAAGATGTTCATTACCATCTTCATCAATTTCAGATTCATAAACCTGAATTTCCATCGAGACGGGTCTTTCATTACCTCTATTGAGGAATATTTTATAAGCCCACGATGCATATATTTTACTGAGAATAACGTTAGCAATTAAATAAACATTTCCTTCTGAATCTGGTTCAGAAAAACGCATATTATTTTCTTTGGGGAAAAAGCCAATAATAACTTCGTCTTTTGTGTGAGTTGTAAAATCGCTACCAATATAATTTTTATCCGCAACGCAGAATTTATTGACAAGTGTGGGGCGAGCCTTTTCTAGTGCTTCAAAACTTATTGGCATTCGATGACTGTTCATACCAGTACGACATACATATAGTTCTAGCATAGCCAATTGATTGTCTAATTCGTTTTCATTTTCCATTAAGACAATATTATCTATACCAAAGCTTACTTTTTTCAACAATAACACACTCCTTTCTCTGAAAATTTTTACGATTTATATTATATTAAAAAGATTCTCTGCCATAGATTTAAACCTTTTAATACCGTTGTAATTTCTTCTGTATCAGCAAACCAACAGAAGTTTTGGTCGAAAGATATTGGTTCAATTCCATAATTCTTTGAAATATATTGCCCCAATCTTTTTTTTACTTTAATTTTATAAATTAATTTTTCTGGATTTGATATAAACATTTTACTCACCTATACCCAAATCATACAATTTAACTAAAGCCCATGCATCACCAATTAATTGCATTTCATCATAGAAAGTAGAAGCTTCTTCAAGCTCCGCCCTCTGCTGATTAATCATTTGTCTTAAAAATTCTTCTGCTACACCATTGCTTTCTTCAATGCACATTTTCTTGATTTCCTCAAGACTTGTTGTGGTTAAGACTTCACGGTCTAGATAAAAGGATGAAATTGAAGACATTGTTGAGATTTCAAAATCAACTGAATCAATTGTTTCCATGACTACTTTTGCATTCATATCAGTAAGAAAATCAAAGATTAATTTAGAATGTTCAGTTTCTTCTTTCCATTGTCCTATGAATTTCTCTGCTAAATTATCTAATCCTTTATTTTTTAAATATCCTGCGATAAATAAATATAAATTCGCATTGTAAATCTCATGTGCTATTTGAAGATTAAGAACATCTGTCAATTCTTGACTAAGTAAGTTTTTTGCCATTATTCTTCACCTCCGCTATCTCTTTTTGCTATACCAGAATCGCCAACTTGTGAATCCTTCTTTTTAGGAGCACCACCATCTTTTAAATCTTTTCCACTCATAGTAAATGATGTTAAAATAGGCGTTAGAGAATCAACCCATGAATTTGCTCCAGCTTCCATTCTTTGTCTTTCAAAGTCTTTATATTCCATACCAATAGCCGCCGCAAACTTCTGTGGTAAAATTATACCTTTATCTGCAAGAGCGATAACATTATCAAAACGAATTTGTCTATTTTGTGGAAACTCAGTTCCTTCAAAATTAAACTTAAATTTATATTTTTTTGTTCTTTGATTAATATGGAATTCCATAAAATTGTTAAAGTACGGATAAATATAATATAACATATATTCATCAACACCAATTGAGTTTCTGGTCTCTTCTGCATTTTGTCTATCATTTGAGTAAATCATTCTACTATTAATACCAGTCATAGAAACCGTATTTTTATTATAATCGTTCATAATGGAATGGTCACTGATTTTAAAATCAGGAGCTTCAACACTTTCAAATGGTGCAATACCAACTTTAAAAGCTTCTGACAATCCATTCCTCATTAAATTAGCAAACTTTCCTGCTGTTTCAGGTGAAATAGCAAGCATATCTTTTACATTACCAGATTTATTATCCTTTAACAGTGGAATAATACCTACTATTAATCTACTTGCTTCCATAATTGATTTATTTCTCTGTAAAGACCTCATTAATGGGAGTTGCGATAAATCTGGAAATAAAGGTGCAAGAAATGGTATTTGTGTTATCTGTTCTGGTCTAAATTTAAAAGACCATAATCCATCTTCTGGATTAGTTTGAACCCAATAAATCCATTCGCTATCTCTTTTTAAATTAGATGGCAAATAACCATTATTTTTAGAATCAATTACTCTTTTATAATATTTTTTAAATACTTTAGGATACATATTAATATCAACCGCTGGTTGATTAATAAACCACATCATATTGAAATCAAATAGCAAACCGTAATCCCATCTTCCTGTTATTTTACAATATTCAGATGGCAATTCTTGTAAAGTATATAAATCTCCATCAGTCCTGAGAACTGTATACATTATTTCTTGACTAACAAGATTCTTCATTACTTTTTTAAATTCTTTTTTAACTTCAAATCTATCAAGAAAATCATTTAATATTTTAATATCATCTTTATATGCTTTAGATTTATAATCTGCTGGTGTAAATGCGTTTTTGCATGAATAAGTATAATCGAATGATAACATTCCATCTAAATATTCCAATGTACGTTTATAAAGCATATTAGTTAATTGAAAATATTCAGAATAACCTTGTAGATTACGTTCATTTGATTTAGGATTAAGTAATGCAGTATTAATTCCTTCTTCTGTTGCCGCTATTGGATTAAGGTTTATATCTTTCATTTTGGCATTTACTAAATCAGGAGTAAATATGCCATTATAGTTGTACATCTGTTTGGCGAAACTTAAAACATCGTATAATTCATCTGTACTCAACTCTTCATTATTTTTATTTATTTTTTTTCTAGGAGCCAATATTTTCTCCTTTCTGAATTATATTTAATTCATTTTTTAATATTTTTTCTATATTTTTAAAATCTTTCCATCTTATCCTAATTAATTTAATATTATTTTTTAAACAATATTCATTTTTTAATTTATCATGATACTGTATTCTTTCAAATTGTTCTTTTGTAATCCACGTCTTTTTCCAATTATAATGCTGTTCTCCATCATATTCTATCAAACATTTTAATTTATTATCATCTTCAAAAACAGCAAAATCAAATCTTAATGGATTATTTGCATCAGAAACAAGACCTTCAAATGTGTATTGTGGTTCAAAATTAAATTTATCCTTTAAAAAATTTCTAACCATTTTTTCTCCATTGGATTCTTTACAATGTGGACATCCTATTCCTTGCGAAATATTTCCCCAGTCTTTTTCAAAATATTCACCACATTCTTTGGAAGTGCATTTCCATAAAAGTTTCTCTATGGCATTTATATATTTTTTACTTTCCAAAGTATATTCTTTATTTGTTTTTTTTATCCATAAATTAATATTTTCTAAAACAAAATAATTAGCATTAGAAAATTTATATGAATTATATCCTGCTTTAACTTGTGGAAAAGATATTGTATAAAAATATCCCTCATTGTCTTTAAATGTTAATTTTTCTTTTATATTATTTATAGAAGATGATATTAACTCTAAATTTATATTATTATTTAATAAATATAATTTTATATTATCTATATTATATGGATTTATTTTTCCAACAATCCAAGGTCTTACTCCTTTTTTAAATCCCATAAAGTTATGTTTATATTTATATCCATCTTTATCAGAAAAAATCATATCATATTTAACTGGTACAAAAGATATTAAATCATATCCATATTCTTTTATATATTTCCGAACATATTCCTCTGTTATAGTATTGCAAGGAGATATAATATTGCCAATAGAAGAATATCTTATTGGTTTTTCCTCTGTGCTTAATTCTTCTTGTTTCTTAGTTTTTCTTGGTGGCATTTATTGTTCTCCTTTCTTTAGAAAAATCCAAAATATCCTTCTAAATCTTTAAATTCATCTGAATCAGATATTGAATTATCTTCATATGTTTTTATATACCATAATCCATAAGCTAAAGCAGAATATCTATCTTTATTTATTTTTTTTATATTCTGTTCTACTTTTAAATTTCTATTTGGAAGTTCTTTTAATTTTAAATTAGATATTTCTTCTATTAAAAAATCTGTTTGTATATATGAATTCATTTTTTCGCTACTGTTTTTAAAATCATCTAAATCAAAATCTGAGTCTTTCTTTTTTTCTAATAATCTCAATTTACCACTATCAACCATATCCATAAAACATACAATTACTTGTGTATTTGCTGATTGTGGTTTTAAGTCAAATAGTATTCTTTCATGATTTGATAAATCTGGTATTATATCAGGATTATTTACTGTACCCCAACATCCTAAATATTCATTAGTAATTGGGTCATATGCTTCTTTTATTAATTCATCTAAAAGACCTTTTCCAACACCATTGCTATCAATTACGCATATCTTAGGACTATATTTTTTTGCTATTCTTTTGATTTCTATTGATTGTGCAAAAAATGTTAAATCATTAGAAATATTTATTAAATTTGGAATTAATATTTCTTTAACCCTACCATTTTTATCTCTTAAAACTTTTAATATTACTACTGACGATTGATTATTACTTGTATCCTCAGACCTTGCAACGTCTACCGCCATATAATATTCAGATTTTTTATCAGATTTAAATTCTGGAATTGTCAAATTTCTTAAATTTAATAATTTATTTATATCAACCAAAGCTCCATTAACAGCTCCAACCCATTTTTGTTCATAGTTTTGAGCAAAAAATATAGGAGATGTATTTTCTTTTTCTGCTAATATTTGAGATTTAGTAAGCCCTCTTCCAAAATGTTCTGCAAGTCTCCAGTCGGCTCCAAAAACAAAACTTCCTTTACAATCTGCCATTTCTTTAATCATTGTTAAATTTCTTTGAAATTCTGTACTTCCTCTAAACCCAGTTGTTGTAAAAAAATTAATTTGGTTATTTAACTCATATGGATTTACAACAGCTAATTTGCCAGATGTAATTCTTGATTGATTTACTATAGGTTTTAATGCATCTTGAAACAATTCATCATTTAGAAGAGCAGATTCTTCTATTTGTATTCTATTCCTTCTTTGACCTTTACTTGTTTGTGAATTAGCCAAAGTATCTATTACTGCTCCACTTATAAATTTTACTTCACCATCATTTTTTGAAAAACTTGGTTTTTCTGATATCTCTTTTGCAAGTAATGGATAAAATTTAATTATTTCATTATGTTTACTTTCTAATAATTCTACACTATTTTCTTTTGTTTGTGCTGTTATGGAAAGAGTAATATTTGGTGTTATACTTGCAACTAAATACATTGCTAATATCTCCAAAAAAGTATTATGATTTACAATACCATTTCCAATAAAGCTATGTGTTTCAGGCATTTCTATATCATAAACATGATTTTTAGAGTCTTCAATATTTAATATTTTACTAAAGAAATAATTTTTATTATCTAAATCTTTGAAATATTCATAATTATCTAATTTTTCTATATTATTAAATTTAAATAATTCTTTTAATTTTTGATATGTTAATTCATTATTCCCTTTTAAAACGTGACCTAATGTATCTTTTATTGGACATTTATATAATCTTGTATTTTTGACCATATCATTTATTTTATTAAGTTGATATGGTATAATATCTTTATTTGTATTTCTTTTTTTATTTGAATGTAATAATTCTAATTTATCAGATTTAACTTTACAACCAAATCCTATTTCTTTTTTAAATTTATCTATATTTTCTCCATATATAAAAATTAAATAATGAAATTTTCCATCTTTATTATACTTTTTAGTAAGTCTTGATATAATACCATAATTCAAAAGAGAAACTTGTATTTGTTTTGCCATTTTTTCAGAAACAGTACACAAACTAACACATCTATTATCGACTGTCCCATCTGTATCAAATAATCCTCTTAAAAAATAAGACATTATATTTTTTGTTGACTCCATTATACATTTAGGAATTTCTTTTCCGAATGCATCTGTTTGCTTCAATCCTAATAATTCAAAATATTTTCTTAAATATTTATCACTTGTTAAAAAATCAACGTTGTCTCCAGATTTTTTAGTTACACTTGCATTAAATTCATTTTTCATTATATTTTTATAATTATTTATAATATCTTCATCTTTATTAGAAAATAATATAATATTATCTCTTGTTAAGCATCCATCTCCAATTAAATATCCGAATAATAATGAAATATCACTATTTATTTCAATTGGCATAATTCTTTTTTTTAAGTGCGAATTACTTTGTTTGGATAACGAATTAAACCATAAGTTTAAATTTTCGTTAACATTAATATTTAAATTATTACCCCAAATATCGTTTTTTCTATTTATTATTAAATAGTCACCAATTACAAAGTCTTTTGTTTTTTTCCATTCTATATTTCCATCACTTGTCATTGTTAATAAAGGATGATTTAATGTTGATTCTATAGAATATCCCTCTTCTGTTATAATTTTCTTTGTATCCATATAACCATTATATATCCCAGCAGAAGTTTTTTCTAATTTACCATTTCTATTAATCATATTTATATTTGCTGGATAGTATGTTTCTATACCATCATTTTGGTAATCAAAATATTCTCCAATTTCTTTTATTCCTTTGTCAGTAAATAAAAGCGTATCACCTGTTACACATTTTGACCATCCTCTTGGGAAACATCCATAAGTGCTATAAAACCTTCCAACAACCCTTAAAAAAACACGTTGGTCTAAATCAAAATTTATTCCTCCATATTCAGCTTTAAGTAAATCTGCATATAAATCTAAATTCCAATAAGCCCAAGCTAAGAATTCTTTTCCATTTTTTATATATTGTTCTGATAATTTATATATCATTTTTCATATCATCTCTTTTTTTATTCATTTCATTAACTCTATCATCATAAAACTTATATATTTCTTCATAGGAAACTTCTTCTTTGCCAAGAATATCTCTAACATAATTAACAATAAGCCATATAACAATATCTGCTTTATCTTGAGGTCTTTCTTTTAACTTAGGAAGATGTTCTATTATATCAACTGATTGCTCTAATGCTTTTGCAAGCTCACCAAATGCCGTTATTCCATTTTCTAAATCTCCAGATTTTATCTTACTTGGTGATATATTTCCTTCTGTTGCGGCTTTTGCCGCCAATGTTCCCCAATCTTTAGCACCTTTTATATCTCCATCAGCCGTACATAATTCTTCTTTCACTCTTAGTCTTATATAATTGTATAAAGCCTCTGTATGCATGGCGCTTTTCTGTGGATAATCTTTTTCCAATAAAGATAATTTTTTTTCAAACGCTTTATAAGAAATAAGGTCATATCCATAACCCCATTTTTCTCCATATTCATTTAATATTTTATCTTTATTAGAATCTTTTATATCTTCTTCTATATTTTTTATATCTCTATCTTTTTCAGATAAATAAATACTATCAGAATAATGTTTACCATTCCACTGTTTTAATCCTACTTTTCTGAGGTAATTACCAAATGTAGTATCTTTCCCATATTTTTCAAATGTAGAATTCCACTCTTCTTCTATAAATGGATAGTCCATAATTCTTAAAACATTTAAGACAGTTTCAATTTCTTCACAATTAAGATTTTTTGTTAAACATGTTTTACAATAATCTACATGATTGTCTTTTGAAAAGTTAGAACGGCTCATATAAAATTCCGTTAAACTTTTTGATTTTCCACAATCTAAACATTTCTTTTTTTGTATTTTTGCCAATTCTATCACCTTTCATTCAAAATAAAAAAAGACTTATTCAGTCTTCAATCTACTATATTCTTCAATTCTAAAACATTTGTCACAAGCACATTTTACAATCTTAATCATGTAATAATTGCTCTCTGATATAGTTTTAAAGTTATGCTCACAATTTTCGTTATTTCCCTCTTTAATTAATAATCTACTTTTCATATTTTTCTCCTTTTAATATGGATATCTCGTATCCATTTAATTATTTGGTTATGTAAAGGGATATAAAATCCCTATTTTATACTTTAAATCTGCTGTTTTTCAATCTGAATTCCTTGATTTTTACTAACTTCAATATTCATTTTAGAAGAAACATCCATTGCTTTCAATTCTGCCTCCATAGCTTTAAAATTCATCAAAATTTCCACCGCTAATTCGGTCTTAATTCCTGTGTTCTGTAAAGCAGTAATAGCGCCACACATTTCTGTTACACTATCTACACCAGACTGAAATTTATCTATATCATATTTAGGAATACTATTTAATGTACAAGGATATCCAACTTCAACATCATCTTCATCACCGCAATTACACTCATCACAATCACATTCATCTGATTCAGTTGTCAATCCAAGTTTGCTCAATATATTAACAATATCTTTTTCGCTATAAACTTTTTCATCTTCTTTTTTCATTAATAAATCCTCATTGCTTTCGTTTTATTCTAAAGTATTTCGTCAATAATTCCAAGTTCGAGAGCTTCTTCTGCTGATAAAATCCAATCTTCATTATGTTCTTCTACATAATTCATTTTATCTTCTGATATTTTTGTATATTTTTTTGCTAAATATTTCATAATATCCCACAATCTCTCAGTCTCTTTAGTGGCGGCTTTTGAATCTTTTAATGTTCCATAATATCCAAAACTTGGTTGATGAAATAAAAATGTAGAATATCTTCCAGCAGTTCTATGACTTCCAACCATTCCACCAATAAATCCAGCACTCATAGCCGTTCCAGAAACATGAGTATTTATTTTGTACCCTTTATCTTTTAATTCTTCTATTTTTGACACATAAGATAAAATATCATAAATAACTCCACCATAAGAATTTATTACAATAGTAATATCTTCTTTTGTTCCAGCCTTTTTATCAATAGCTTCTAATCTTTCAAGATAATATAATACTTTAAAAATAGTGTCTCTGTCAACTTCGTCAGAAAAATAAATCTTTCTATCTCTGATTGCTTTGGTTTCCATTTCCAGCCTCAAAGGGTCTATTTGTTTATACATTCCTTCTGCCATAATTAAATCCTCATTGCTTCCGTTTTATTCTTTATGCTAAATCAAAATTATAAACTGCATCCACGCCATCTTTATCAACAATAATCAATGTTTGACTTGCATCTGTTTCTCTAAATATAGAATTAGAGAAATTGTTGCTTCCAATTAAAGCACCAGTTCTATATATTTTTGTTTTACCAGTATATTTAAATTCTGGAAAGTGTAAATGTGCTAAAAGTATCACATCTGGAACATATCTCAAAACTCCACTCAAATCATTTGTAACTTTATCAATAGAAGTTCCTTCTCCATGAATTCCTGCAATTTTATATCCCATTATATCTAATTCGATAATATCATCATGTCTATTTTTTATAATTTTAGCATTCCTGATATTTTCTATTCTTGACTCAACATACCAAAATATTAAATTTTCCATATTTTCAGATTTTAAACTTTGTTTTTTATCTGACATTAATCTACTATGATTACCAACAACAAATGATATATTTACTTTATCAAATTCTTTTGATAATTCATAAATCATTTTAGAAATAACTTCTCCTACTATTTTTGTCTGAGAAATTAAATCTTCTTGATTTTGCAATCTTCCAGAAAAATGTATAAATCCTGAAAGCAAATCTCCTAAAAATGTTAAATTTAATATTTTTGAATTATTTAATTTACATTTTTTAATTGTTAAATTTATTAACTTAGAGATTCTTTCATTAAATATATCTGTATCATATTTATTATTTACTAATTCGACAAGTTCACCAACATGCCAATCTCCACACATAAGTATAGCTTCACTATCTGAATCAGATGAAAAATCTTTATCTATTTTTAATGGAGATAATTTATTTAATTCTGATACAGTTTCACGAATTATATCTTGTGTGTTTTCTCTTTTAGCTTGTTCCTTTAATATTCTATTAAATTCATTTCTTTCATCACGCATACGAATACGTTCTTTACGTATTTCAATTGAATCTAAATCAATATTAACTTTAACACTAGGAAGTTCACCATTCTTAGCTCTATATTTTTTATATGCTTGTCTAAGTGCTTCGCCAGTTCTATATCCATTTGATAATGCTAATTCATCCCAAGAACGAATTTCTTTATTATCAATTTTGTTTTTACATATATTTATAATATATTCTTCCATTTTTTTCCTTTCATACAATATTAAATTTATAATTTAATAAAACTTCTATTTTTAACAACAAAATATATAGATGATGTACTGCAATTATATTCTTTTGATAAATCATTATAAGTATAATTTCCAGTTTTATATTTTATTCTAATTTCTTCTGCTTTTTCATAATTTAATTTTTTTGTTGATTTATTCTTAACTAATCCAGTTCTTATTGAATGTTCTACTTGTTCTTTTTGAGTAGCCCATTCTAAATTTTCAACACAATTATTTTTCTTATTTCCATCAATATGATTGACGGTTAATTTATTTTCTTGATTAGGG